AGCAACAGAACCTTCCATCGTAATACCAGTTCCGGTGCTACCTGTAGGACCTGTTGGACCTGTATTACCTGTAGTACCTGTAGTACCGGTAGTTCCTTTCTGTCCTTTATCACCTGTTGATCCAGTAGAACCACCTGCTCCGGTTTGGCCTTTCTGACCTTTACTACCAGTTCCTCCGGTATTACCAGTTGGTCCAGTTGAGCCAGTGTTTCCTGTAGTACCTTTTTGTCCCTTATCGCCATCTGAACCATTGCTACCTGCTGAACCAGTTGGACCAGTACCACCCGTGTTTCCTGTAGTACCCTTTTGACCTTTGTCCCCTGTAGTTCCGGTTACACCTACCTCACCTTTCTGACCTTTTGATCCTGTTGATCCACCAGGACCTGTTGGACCAGTACCACCGGTACTACCAGTTGAGCCAGTAGTTCCCTTTTGACCCTTGTCACCATCACTTCCATTTGATCCGTTAGAACCGGCAACACCTTTCTGTCCTTTGTCGCCATTACTACCATCATTTCCTGTAACTCCGACCTCACCTTTTTGTCCTTTACTGCCGTTGCTACCATTGCTACCTGCAGAGCCTGTTGGTCCTGTCGTACCTGTTTGTCCTTTTTGCCCTTTAGAACCACCGGAACCGGTATCACCAGTCGGACCAGTGTTACCTGTAACACCAACCTCTCCTTTTTGACCTTTATCGCCATTGTTTCCGGAAGGACCTGTTGATCCAGTAGGGCCATTACCACCTGTAGTACCCTTTTGGCCTTTACTTCCTGTTGATCCACCAGGACCAGTAGATCCAGTGTCACCGGTTGGACCTGTTGATCCTACCTCTCCTTTCTGACCTTTAGCACCATCACCACCGGCACTACCTGTATTACCAGTTGTACCAGTCGTACCTTTTTGTCCTTTATCGCCACCATTACCTTGTGGACCTGTTGCTCCTATTTCACCTTTCTGTCCTTTGGATCCACCAGGACCAGTTGGACCTGCTACAGAGCTATCTGCACCAGTTTGGCCTTTCTGACCTTTATCGCCATCACTACCATTTGACCCGGCTGACCCGGTTGACCCGGTGGGGCCGCTTGGGCCGGTAGGGCCTGTTCCACCATCTGAGCCTGTTGTTCCTTTTTGTCCTTTGTCGCCATTTGATCCTGCAGAGCCGGTATTACCTGTTACGCCAACCTCGCCCTTTTGTCCTTTGTCGCCATTAGAACCATTGGAGCCACTTGCACCTGTTTGCCCTTTTTGACCTGTTGATCCGGTATCACCACCAGGACCTGTAGGTCCTACATTACCGGTTGGACCAGTAGCACCACCAGAGCCAGTTGCACCTGTTGTACCTTTTTGACCCTTGTCACCTACATTTCCTTGAGATCCTGTAGAACCACCCTCACCTTTTTGGCCTTTAGCACCTGTACTTCCTGTATCACCGGTAGACCCACCTGGTCCAGTATTACCGGTCACACCTACTTCACCCTTTTGGCCTTTATCACCATCTGAGGCTTCTACACCTTTTTGTCCCTTTTGTCCGGTGCCACCAGTATTTCCGGTTACGCCAACTTCTCCTTTTTGACCTTTTGCACCATCGTTACCATCTGAGCCACCAGTTCCTGTAGATCCCTGGGAACCTACTTCACCTTTTTGTCCCTTATCGCCATCGCCACCATCTGTACCTGCAGTACCTTGCGAACCTGTTACACCTGTTTGACCTTTCTGTCCTTTATCACCAGTAGCACCATCATTACCATCATTACCTGCAGCACCAGTATTTCCTGTTGTGCCTTTCTGACCCTTTTGTCCGGTTTCTCCTGTAGCACCTGTTGTTCCTTTTTGTCCTTTAGATCCATCAGAGCCATTACTACCTGCACTACCAGTTGCACCGACCTCACCTTTTTGACCCTTTGTACCTACACCAGTAGGACCGGTTGATCCGGTATCACCGGTTGTACCTTTTTGGCCTTTATCGCCTTGTGAACCAGTGTTACCAGTTGTACCGGTTGGTCCAGTAGGACCAGTTGAACCAGTATTACCTTGGTCACCTTGTGGACCTTGAATACTGCCACCACTTACAAAATTTGATCCATCAAATATATGCAGGCTGTCATCTGCTTGTACTATATAAGCATCGCCTTGGCTTGGTGCCGGGCTTGTTGGTAAATCATCGGTAGTTGCAACACTGCCTTGCATTGTAATACCTGTACCGGTTGACCCAGTTGTTCCCTTCTGGCCTTTGGCACCTGTATTACCTGTATTTCCTGTTACACCTTGGGAACCAGTAGTACCTTTTTGACCTTTAGATCCTGTTTCCCCGGTTGTACCTTTTTGTCCTTTATCCCCTGTCGTTCCTTTCTGACCTTTATCGCCAGTTGTTCCTTGTATTCCTTGTATTCCTTGTGAACCTGTAGATCCGGTTGTCCCTTTTTGACCTTTGCTTCCAGTTGAGCCTGTATCTCCAGTAGTTCCCTTTTGACCTTTATCACCCTGGACTCCAGTATCTCCAGTGGCACCAGTATTTCCTGTTGTACCCTTTTGTCCAACTTCACCTTTGTTACCTTTATCTCCTTGGGATCCTGTAGAACCAGTAGGACCTGTATTACCTATATTACCTTGCTGTCCTTTTTGTCCTTTACTTCCTGTATCTCCAGTAGGACCGGTGTTTCCTGTTGGACCAGTCGGGCCTGTATTACCGGTATTACCAGTTGGACCTGTTGATCCGGTAGAGCCTGTTGATCCAACCTCACCTTTATTACCTTTGGCACCCTGGGCTTGTACATTACCTTCGGCTCCTTTATCACCTTTAGTTCCTTGAGCTCCACTAGCACCTTGTGTGCCAACTGTAAGTACCTGGATATCATTAGGTCCAGTTACTGTAATGGTTTTTACTATGCTCATCTGCTTACATTGCCCCTTATGCTGTAGGTGCCTTCTAATATTCTATCAACCACACCATTAGAGTCTGTAAGTTCAAAATCATATACACCATCACCTGGTGCTAAATTAGTTGTGTCTGTTGCAGAGATCTGTAAAACAATAGTGCCTGCAGCACCACCTAAAGTAAGCCTACTATTGGCCACTGTTAGTGTTGCTACTTCCGTAGTATCGTCTTGGTTTTTTCTTAGATCCATTTCGGCTGAATAGCCAGTTAGATTTATGAGGGCATCTGCTGAATCTTTAAGCGTAAGGGTATGCTTGAATGTTGCACCTTGCTCAATAATAAAATGGTAAAAACCCGCACTCATAAATTTATTCCTATATAAACAATGGTGTCTACCATCTACTGCATCTGCAAATTACATCATATCACTACCCCTAGTGATTTAGATAGTGCTAGGACTTTTTCTTAGTTGATTTCTTTTTTGTGCTTGCCTTCTTTTTGGTTGCTTTTGTTGGTGCTTCTCCACCTTCCCATGCTTCATTTACATCCGGGGTTGTTGGGTCATCGCCTATAAGCGTTCCATCTTCATTTCTTGCTCTTTTAACTTCTGCAGGCACTTCTAATTCTTCTTCTACACTATCTGCTTTAACTTCCATTGCCCATCCGTTTGCTACAAAAACATCTAGCACTTCGTCTTGCCATGTGCCTTCTGATTTCACAACCTCATCGTGGGCGTAAAGTTTAACCTCGGATCCTAACTCATTAGCGGCCCCAGGTTTTGGTACTAAAATCTTATATACTTTTGCCATAATAATTCCTATTTAAAAAAATGGGGGTTTTTACACCCCCAAAAACAAAACCTAGCTAGCAGGTGCGTGTCTTGGCTTACCAAGAATCACAAACGCTGAACAAGGTGTACCAGTACCATGGGTACCGGAAAAGTTTGCTACAACCCTTACATATCTCTTTGTACCTAAGTACTCAATTTCTGAGATTTGTGGGGATTCTGCATTATCATCCAATGTTAGCACCAACCCACCAGAGCCTAATGTGCCATTAACATCACTTGAAGCTGCATCAGTATAAGTAGAATCGTCATCAGAATGCTCTAATTCAAATTCTATTTTATTTGTGCCACTTAAAGTAATACCTTCTACACCACTGTCAACAACAATAGCTACATTTTCGTAACCTTGTGTGTCCACACCAGTACCATTGGCATCAGCATCTCTGACTGCTGGAGCCAAACTTTGTATTAATTTAATGTTATTACTTAAATCTTGCATAATTTACTCCTCGCTTACGCTGAAACTTTTTGTTTAACTATTGCTTCTGCTTGAACAACCTGTCCACCAACTCTTCTTCTTGCAATGTATCTAACATTACCAGAAGTAGCTTGTGTGAATGGATCTCTCAAGACTGCTAAAGCAACCCTGTCTACTATCAAATATGCTCTTTGGAAATCACCAAATGCAATAGGGAAAGCCCCTGCACCGATATCCGGCATATCTGAAGCCTCTACATATGGCTGACCTAAAATAGTGTTAGGTACGCCTGCTTGTAAAGACATGCCTGCTTGGAACACATATTGTCCTGCAGTATCTTTTAGCTTTCTAATTGCTGCTAATGTGCTTCTATTGAAGACAAAAGAGCCATTACGCCCATACTCTGACTTAATGCCATGTACAAGGCTGAGTAAGCCATCGGCTGTTAATGTAGTAGCATGCCCGGAAATAACTTCACCAACACTGCTGTTAGTTAAGATTCCTTCTGGTTTGCCTACTGCATTACCACTTACAAATGCTAGTCCTTCTGCTTTTGCAAATTGCTCTGCAAACTCTGACTGCATTTCAGCTTCAAGGTTGAATACTGTATCTTCTAGATCTTGTTCAGAAATATCCACCAAAGCGTAATGCTCGTGTGCAGGGATTTCTTCTAAACCTACCTGGTATCCAGAGGTTTCGGATCTAGTTCCACTTTCAGCAACCCATTGTGCAGAAAACTGGCCAGTTCTTTTAGGAACCTGGATAGATCTTGCACTAGTGCCTCTTACTCTTGCAATAGATCTAATAGGAGATATTTCAGTAATATCTTTAATTAGCTCTCTTACATATTCCGGTGGTGCTAAGTATCCACCTGTACTATCGTTACTTACAGTTAATGCTTTCTTCTCATCCGGATCTAGGTTTTCAACACCTTTCCTGCAATAAGCGTCAAACGCTTTAACTGTTGAGTCCACTTGCTCTGAACTAAACCCAGAACCAGGTCTTTTAAGAACTGTTTCTATAGTGTCTAGCTTTTCAGAGTTAGCTTTCTGCTCTTTTTCGGCTAATGTGAGCTTTTGGTTAATATCTTCAAATGATTGTAATTTTTCTTCAATCTTTCCAAGTTTATTTTCTACCTCAGCAACACTTTCACCTTTTTCAAGTTTGTCTAATCTATCATCGTTGACTTTTTTGAATTCTTCAAAAGCCCCTTTGAATTCTGAGACAACCTTCACTGCTTCATCTGACATATTGTCCTCCTTTATGAAGTTTTAATGGTTAAAGTTAAATTCTTTATAGCGTCTACTAATTCTGACCTTGGATCAGCATCTCGCTGATCAAAACAGTCTTCAAGTGCTTTTGCACATATCTTTGCTTCGGAGCGAGAAAGTTGAAAAGCATCACGCAGTCCTTTTTCCCATTCCCTTATAGAAATATCTTCCCCTTTCACCAATCGCACTGTTGCTTTTGGATTCATGGGAAATGTCACAAGTGATACTTCCATTAAGTCTACCTTTTTTATGCGTCTTACTTTTCCTCGTTCTTCGTAAGCTACATCTTTGGGGTCTGTTTTAAAACCAATGGATAAACCATCTAAGGCACCCATCTTTAATAATTCGTATGCTTCTTGCCCTGCTTTTGTTTTAAGAGCCAGTCGCCCTTTAACATATAAGCCGTTTGAATCTTCTCTAATTTCATCAAACACGCCTATAGGCATATCGCTTTTGTGTTGGTATAGGAGTTTTACTTTTTCCGGTGGCCTGCTTAATAGGCTTTCACGAAATGCACCTTTTTCTATGACATCATTACCAAGGTCTGTATTACCAAACATTGATCCGTAACCTTCAAACACACCATATTGCTCAGTGCTATTGTTAGGATCCATTTTTAATTCAACAGGTACGCTTATGTTTTTTTCGTCTTCTTCGTCTTCGTAGTAGTTAGCTTCCTCAAGATCATGGGAGCCGGGCTTGGAATCCATTTGGGCTTTGCCAAAAGATATTATGTATGCGTCATCTGATTCACGCACTTCTTGTATATGTTTTATATCGTTGCCGTCTTGGTCTATTACCTTTTTGGTGTTGCTCATTTTTGAGTCAATCTCTAACGCATTGGTTGAAACACTTTTATTGTTTGCTGTCATAGTGTCTCCATATTTGCAAATAATATTCTTACTTTATACCCTTTTACCTAAATGGGAAAGTGTTAATAGTACATATCGTATCAATCAGAGGACAAAAACACAACATATGGGGTTATATAAAAACGAAGGTGGTTAAGTTATAGAGATTTCAGAAAAGAAAGTTTTATACACAATAAGAAACAAAACCACCACAATAACCATATCATTTTAAGAAATACGCTGCAAACTCCCTGGTAATACCCTGGCATTAAGCTGCTTACTCCCTGGCAACTGGGCCGGTATTTCCCTGGTAACTTTTACCCGGTTATGCCCGGTGTTTCCCGGTGTTTACCCGGTGTTTTCCCGCTATTTACCCGGTTAGGGCCTGTTTTAAGCTGCAAACTGGGCCGTTTTGGGCCGTTACCCTGGTAGATCTTACCCGGTGTTTACCCGGTTAGATCCCCGGTCTTTACCCGGTAGGATCCCAGGGCTTTACCCGGTGTAATAAAAAACCCCACAAGCAGGATAAGTCAAGTGGGGTTTAAGATGCTTGTACCCTAGCTATTTAGGTACATCAATATATTACAAAATCTATATGTTTTGTCTAGATCTTAGTTCACTTGAACTAAAGTTATGTTGCCTGGTGTTGTAATGGATCTGTATTCCACGCTTTTTACATATATCTTTGCCGGTAAAGTATTGGCCTTTATATTCTTCTCCTATGATCCTTACATCTAAAGGTAGAACTACAAGTATGTCTTCTAAGCTATGTTCGCTATCGTAAACAATTACATCGTCTACCCACTTAACAGCTTTTATTTGTATTTGCCTTTCTACTATTGTTTGTACAGGTGTGTTTTTTTCAGCACGCCACCTTTGTGGATCTATTTGTATTGCTACTGTTAGATGATCACAAACAGTTTTAGCTTCTTGTAACATAGATACATGGCCTGCATGTAGTAGATCAAATGCACCACATGTAATACCTCTAATCACTTACTATGTCCCTTTCGTCTGCATAAACAACAACGCATCTACAATTTATAACATTTGCTGCACCACCCCTGGGGTCGCCTGGGTGTCTCATCTTTGTGCCACCTACATCAAAGTCTTCGTCCATGTTCCGGGTTTGGCCTGCTATTTCTGCATGTGCAGACCTGGTCCTGTTATCACTTACACTTACCCACCTTTTTTTCATTTGTATATCTATTTGCTCAGATACTGCTTGATAATATTGATGGTTTGCATAGCTTGCTGCACTATGTGTTTCTGTTCTTGCTATAAGGTTTGCCCTTGCATATATAGAAGGTCCCATAATTCTTTCTACACGCCTGGCTATTTGGTCTAATGTTAAACCTTCTGCTCTTCCATTTTGAATTACTCTATCTATTTGTGTAGCCAGTCGTCTACTAATACCACTTAGCACTAATTGCCTATCTGCAAAGTAAGCAGCAACTAATTGCTCAAATTCTATAGATCTTCCAAATACAATAGCCTCTTCTGCTTTTTCTTCTTTTTGTAACCGGGAAACATTGCCAGAAATGACAGTGTCAAATATTTGTCTGTAAATTCGTTGCATGGCAGGTATTAGCTCTTCATTTAACCTACCTGCAGACTCACCATTGGAATAGGTTCCAAACTCTTTGTATAGAAACAAAGTGGTGTTTAACCAACGCCTAAAAGCTGTATTAACTTTTCGCAACACTATTCGTTGCAAAGCGTTTTGCATTCTTATTTGTTGGCGTAGGTATTTGCCTCTGCTAATCCTGCCTTGCCTAAATCTGCTATCTTGCTTTTGTGCAAGCATTACTTTTTACTGCTTTGTGGGTGTCCTTTAGGTAGTAAATCAGTATCATGCTTACCACTTCTAAATTTACCAGTTCTTAATGTTCTAAGAAAATTATTAACACGGGCCATTGCCCATTGGTCCTCTGAACTAATGCCAGGTCTAACACTTGCAGGGTTGTTTCTAAATGCCCCTACACCTCTGTTGAATACTTTACGCAATGCACCAAGCGTTGTTCTTTTAGAATCAGCAGTATATTTATCGTTATGTTCTTTTAGTTTATTTTTTAATGCAGTTTCTAATCTGCTGTTTAAGGCTTTTGTTTCTTGATCATAAAAACTTTCCTCAAACTCTAGCTCATCGTAGTATTTGCTTTCTTCTCTTTCTATTTGATCCCTTTTCTTTTTGGACCAGGACTTGCCGCTATTTCCACCCCATAAGGCGTGTGCAATCCTGCCATTACTTGGATAGCCTTTTTCGCCCGGACTGAAACCTTCTGCTTGTGCATCTACTGCATGCCTAGCAAAAAAACTGTACATACGCTTTACAGTGCTTATAGACATATCTCTTCCATTTACTAAATCCCTGGCACGAGCAACACCCACTGCAGTTCCCCCCCTGCCAAACTCTTTACGCCAGTCTAAACCTTTTTGTGCCTCACTTCGCATACCACTAGTTGGTGTTAGATCTATATCACTAAGTGCTTTTATAACTGGCTCGTATTCGTCCAGGTCATCATAGCCCTCAACTACAAGATCCTCCATCTCTGCATAATCTTTTGCATCTTCCGGGTTATCTGTTTGTTCCGGTGCAATAGGCTCTTCTGCACCTATAGGGAACATACTTGCACTTACATATAAGTCATCTGCACCATCTAATGGTGTTAGGCCTAATCTTTCCCTTGCTTCGTTTCTTGTCATAATGCCATTTAATACAGCACTGTTTACATTTTCGTATATACGCTTACGCCTTTCACTAAGTGCAGGTACATCTTCATAACAAAACTCCATGCGTAAATTATCGTTATAAAGTGGTACTAACCATTCGTTAAGATCTGATTCAATCTTTTTAGCTAATGGTATTATTGTTTCTTCATATAAAGCTAGCCTTGCCTCTGCAACATTTGCATATGTTTGTGCATCCGGTACACCTACAAGTTGGGACGGAACCCCAAAGCACAATGCGATATCTGTAGCTGACATGTGTTTTAAGGATTGAAAGTCCATATCTTTAGGGGACAGCCCCATCTCTTTCCAGTCAAAGTCTCCCTCTAATAATAGGGGACGACCTGCATTACTGGCTCCTGTAAACCTGTTATTTATATCTGTTAATAGTTGTTGTCTTTGGCTTTCACTAAGATTTACTTGCATGCCTGTATCATCTTTAGGCTTAAACACAACTGCTCCACTTGGTCTGGCACCATTGTCTAACAGGTTGATATTGTGTTTTGCTGCTAAGTTGTGTTGATCAATTTCAACTGCTGCAGCTCTTAGGGGAGAACAACCATAATAGTCATCCAATGGGTGCCATAACTTTACATGTTTTAGATCTGATACGCCTGTTTCCGGATCTACATCATATTCAGCAACTACTTTGCCGTTTATTTTATAGCAGTATTTTTCCGGGACTGGTGTGTTTTTTCCTTTGATCTCAATTCTATCTGGTCTAAGTAAGTAAAGTTCCCTTGGTGGTCTTCTTTCCGGCCCTACTTTTTGCACATAGCTGTTACCACTTAATAGTAAGTAACCAACTAAGCTGTTTAAAAACTCTGAGTAGCTTTGTAATGGGTTGGGTTTTTTTAAAAGTTGTATAACTGGGTGTTGCTCAACGATCTCCCCATTTTGGTTGTAGATCTTAAAAGGTATTGCTGACATGCCTTTGCTAATTTCGTTTACGCATCTGTAAACAATTGCATTTTTGAGGTAGCCCTCTTGTGCTAGATCTTCGTATTTATAGTCTTTGGTATGGTTGCCTACATTAAAGTAACCTACCATGTTTCCATAGTTTTTTTCTTCCCTCTCATCTGAGGAGCCAAATATGTTTATTATGTTATCAAGTATTGCCATTAGCTAATCCTCCATGTTGCTCTACCACTACTACGGCTTAATTCAGTAAGACCCCAAACTAATGCGTCTAACCTGTCCGGTGACACATTTAAATCGCCTGTATAGGTACACATTTGTGATTCCAACTCTTCAAACATGCCAACATGGTGTACTCTAGCCTGTTCGTAAAGTGCTGCAACTGGCTCTGCCCGGAGTAATTTACCCCTGGTAGCCCTAACAGCCCTATAAGGTATATTAGGGTCAACCATCCTAATAAGCCTTTCTACAAGGTCGCCACCATTATTTACTTCGGCTACAACCCTATCGGCTTCCCACTCATAAAAAGCCTTTACAGCTAGTTTACCCCAAGTATCTGGTTTATGCACTCCACTAATATCCTCTAAGACATAAAACTCGTTTTTATAATCACGGCCAACTACTATAATGCCAGTTTCGTCACTGTTAGCGTTTGCAGTTACTGCCGGATCAATTGCAACTATTATGTTTTGTAGTGGTACATCTACATCATTTGGTACCCTGGCATTTTCTATAAGATCTCTTGTCCATAATGCACCTTCAAAATCTTCTACTATTTCTGCATATAGTTCTTGCCTACCCATGTTAGTACCTTCGTACCTTTCTTTTAACATGGCCAATGCACTTTCAGCTAGGTTGGCTTCATTTTCAAATGTAGATCCACTAGTCACGGCTACATCATCCCTTTGGACCAGGTCCTTTATAATTTTTATAGGCTTAGGTGTTGTTGTTATTACGCATTGTGGTGCTTTACCTAAACGCAAACCAAACATAAGTTGGTCAAACGCTTCCGGGTAACGCCATGATGCTAATTCATCACACCATGCTCTATGAAATTGCGGTCCTCTTAGCCTTTCCGGCTCTTGTGCTGCATACCCAACTATCTTGCTACCATTGTGTAATCTTATTTCACTTAATGTAGAGCTGTACCCAGTCTGTTTAGGATCCTTTAATAAACACTCCGGGGGTATTATTGTAAGTAGCCCGGAAGGTCCACCAAAACATACACGCCTTAAATCACCATGGGTAGGTGCTACTACTGCACAAGTAACGCCTGGGTGTTTTAAAGCAAATATAGCAATATCTTGAGCTCCTGTTCTTGTCTTACCCCAACCACGCCCTGCTAAGATCAGCCAAATAAAATGATCCGTTACAGGCCTTAGTTGTTTTAATCTAGCTTTCTGTCCCCAATCAATGTACAGAGCCATCGCCATCTTGTTGGCGTTCTCTGACAACTTGGTCAATGAGCTCCATAGCTTCCTGGAATATTCCTTGCTCGCTTGTTGTTGCATTTATATCAATCCTATCCGTGGTTTCACCAAGGGCCATCTTTGCAAACTTTTGTATTTTTAAGCCTGCACTAGCCAATTGGTCTAAGTGTTGTGGACTAAAGTCCGTCATATCTGCATTTTGTTGGGTTTTAATAGTTGTACCCACCTTTGCTAATAATGCCTTTGCAATTTGTAAGGATGCGTTGTCAAACTTTTTATTTTCTTCAACAAATTCTTTTACCCTTACCTTGTCTAATTGTTCTATGTATTTAGCCTGGAATTGTTCTTGTGCTTCCTTCCATTGTTCCCTTTGAGCTAACTTATACAGTGTATTTTGACTTAGCTTATTTTGCCTGGCAAGTTCCTCTATGGTTGCAGTAACCCTAAACCCTTGTGGGTCTTGGGCTCCTTGTACATAAGCAAGCCTTAACTTTTCCTTTAATGCTTCCGTTATTTTTTTATATTTAGGTCTTTTACTAGCCATTTTCTGTAAGTTTTTGTAATTCGTTATATGTTGGTTTGTCATCATGGCTTATTAATACAGCCTCATTACCGGTATAGTTTTGGTACCTGGTAATAATTAGATCTACAAACTTTGGGTCAAGCTCCATTACCCTTGCTACTCTTTGTGTTTTTTCACAAGCCAACAATGTGCTGCCACTTCCACCAAATAGGTCTAATACTACCTCCATGGTTTTACTACTGTTTTCTATAGCTCTTTGTGCTAATGCAACTGGCTTTTGTGTGCCGTGGTTATATTCTTGTAAGTTATCTCTGCCTATACGCCAAAGATCAAAATCACTAGTCATACTTTTTGTAAATTTGCTATGTTCTATATATATAATAAATTCACATTGTCTTCGGTAAGACATATATCCAAGGCCTGGGTTTTTCTTATCCCATACAATTACTGCATTAATCTTTTTACCTGCTTTGTCTATTGCATCTAAGAAAGGTTTCATAATTATTGGACTGACACATATATAGATGTTTGCAAGCTTCTTATGAAAGGACCATACATTTTGTATAAGGTTTCCTAGTTCTTCCCCTTCAAGTTTATCGCCTAATATTCTGTCATAATCTTTTTTGTCTGTTACTTGTGTTCTACCACCACTGTAATCTAAGCCGTATGGTGGGTCTGTAAATATAAGGTCTGCTTGTTGTTCCTCCATTAAGGTATTTACACTCTCAAAGTCTGTAGAGTCGCCACACATTAATCTATGTGGTCCTAGTTGCCATACATCACCTTCTTTGGCTACCCTTGCTTTGGGTTCTGGTAGATCATCCTCATCCGTTAATGGTGTTTCTACAAATTGATCTAAGTCCGGGTTTAGACCCAGGTCGTTTAGTTCGTCTATTTCAAAACCTGTAAGTGTTAAATCAAAGTCTGTATTTAATAGATCTTGCATCTCCTCTGTTAATAAGCCGTAATTCCATTGTGCAAATTCAGCACTTTTGTTATCCATTATGCGATATGCTTTCACCTGGTCCTCTGTAAGATCTTCGGCAACTACACATGGTACTTTTTTTAGGCCTATTTCTTTTGCTGCCTTGAACCGGGTATGTCCTACTACAATTTCTTTGTTTTTATCTAATACTAGAGGTTGTTGGAATCCATACTCTTCTAAGGATCTTTTAACAGCTACAACGGCTTCTGCATTGATCCTAGGATTTTTTACATATGGTGTTATTTCGCTAATTGGTAGTATTTGTATGTCCATGTTGCAATCATATTCCAAATGCGACTAAAAGGAAAGACTAGACTAATATTCCAAATTGCCTTAAATTAAACCTTTATACACACGGAGAGATAAAATGAATACTAATAATATTACATACCCTATGGCCCAATATAAATACAAATGCTTTATGTACGATGTTTACAATATGTCTGATGTAGAGTACCCAGTT